TCCGTTGCGTTCGCGATGTTCCGCTTGATGCCAGTGAACTGACCGGCCTGCTGGCGGATGTTGTAGCCTGCGGAGTTCAGCGTGCCCATCAGCGTCGTCATCGCATCGTTGATGTTCGGGATGATTGCATTGGCCGCAGCGGCGATGGTCGCGATGTCCTGCGCGGAAAGTTCGCCACCTTCCTGAGAGAGCGTGTCGATTTCGTCGAAGATCGGCTGGAGGAGATTTTGCATTACGCGCGCAGCCAGGCTGTTCGTCACCATCTCCTGCACCATGTCTTGGAACTTCTCCTTCATGGCGTCAGTGGTAGATCCGAACTCCTTGTACGCGTCAATCCATGCCGTAGCGAAGTCCTTGGCCGCAGAGGTCAGGTCGGTGCCGGAGAAGAACTCGCTGAGCTGGGATTCCATGTCGGCGATGAGATCGGCAACCTGCCGTGCGGATTTGTCGAATTCTTTTGCAACATCTTCGTCCGCGCTCTTTCCCTTGCTGCGCTCCAATCTCGCCTGCTCTTCGTACGCCGCTTGCTTAGCGTAGAGCACATCGAGTTGCTTATTATAATTTTCGATATAATCAGACCCGAAGGCTTTCTGAATGGAGCTCTCGAGGCGGCCATACTGATATTCCAGGTCGTCAATAAGATTGGATTGGTCCTTTATTCTATCGTTGATTTTTTCAACCTTGTCCTCTTGGATATTATTAAAGATTGACGCAACGGCGGAAGCCAGATTCATCGTTGCGCCGACGACATCACCAGCCTTTACCTTCTCCCATCCCTCATAGATATATTTATTCCAGTCGGTGGGATACTTAAACCATTCGCCAATCTTGTTCTCTTCGGAGCGCATGCGGTTTAACTCATCTATGAGTTCTTGTATACCGGTGATTGTGCCGTTCACCCCTTTGAAGATAGCATCGATTATCGCAATTGCGCCAGGGCCGTCTGCAGCCATTGCCGACATACCTTCACCCATTTGCGAGAATGCCTCACCAGCCTCCTTTACACCCTCTCCGTTGCTCGAGAATGAATTGACAAATTGCTGGTAATTCTGGAACCCTTTTGTTTGCGCGGAATTAGACCCGAATTGCTGGAGCATTTTCGTCGCAAATGCCTGCTCGCCCTCATCAAGCTGCTTGCCTGACTTCATCTTTTCGGCAAGTACCATGACATTGTCCGCATACTCCTGCAGTTTCTGGTTCGCCTTTTCAAACCCACCGGTCAAATAGGAACCCCAAACCCCGGTATCCTCCGTGAGCTTCTTGAACTGCGTGTCGATCGCACGAAGGTTGCGATAAAGTTCGTCCGCAGAAGGTATGGCCCCTTTGTTGAACGCCTCAATAAACGCCTTGCGGAGCTTTGTTCTTACAACAGACGCTTGTTTAACGGTCATCACATTCAGTTCGGAGAAGAACTTAATGTAATCCTCCCCTGCGACAAACTTATCTAGCTCCGCTTTCCCTTCGATAGATTCTTTTATCGCGTCGTATTTTTCGTTAATTTCCTTGACTTGCTGCGGTGTTAATCCCTCTTTCTTTAGCGCCCTGTCCCGAGCCTTTGTCAAATCGTCAACCTCCGTCTCTGCTTTTGCTCGAATTGTGTCAATCTTTTGCTGGGTTGTACCGTATTTGGATATCAGCTCCGCGAAGTTTTTAGCCAGATCCCCATTGTACTTTTCGGAGTCGGAGGCTATCTGCTTAACGACATCGCGCAGGTTTTCCGGAACCTTACTGAGGTTCTTTATAAGGAATTCAATGTCTCCCTCGTCAAAAGCATTGCGGATGGCATCGTCCAGGCCGGCAAAGGTATTCGCGTCGAGAGATGTCAGCGAGTCAACAAGTTGCTTCTTTATTCTGTCGGCAAAATCCTCGCCTGGTGTTCCGTACACACTCACGGTTAGCGTTTCCGCAAGCTCCTTGTCGCCAGTAAGCCCAAGAATATTGTTGTAGAAGTTTCTTGCTGTCTCGGATCTCTTGATCTCATCCGAAATCCTCTTGAGCTCTGCGTCCGTCTTTCGCTTCAGGTCGTCAAATTTTAGGTTCGATATCTCGGTATTGATCACTCTCTGCATCTCGAGGAATGTTTTGTCTTTCGGCCCCTTGTAGCCAGACATGAGATTCTTAATTCTCTCGATGGTATTTTCAAATGTCGGCTTCCATCCATTGAACTGCGGGAACAGAACATTCATCTCGTCGAGCGCGCCCTGCTCGCCCATATATTTCCTCAGCTCAATGAACTTCTTATAGGCGTTCGTGATTTCGGAGATATCCTTCTTAAGGTCGGAGAGACGGGTGTCGGATGTGCTGGATTTTTTGAATATAAACCCGAACACTTCTTTTACCGTATTAAGGAAGTCGAGATCCTTTTCCGTCTGGATTATATCGAGACTGTTCGACCTCTTTGCGGCGTCGTCCGTCAATGTCTTTTGGAGCGCCTGCAAAGACGATAGACGCAATGTCGCCTCCTCTATGGCTTTCTTTATTTTCTTATATAAATCTTCGACGGATGACATGTTCTCTATATCGCTCGGCGTAAACATAGGCGTCGCTCCGGCTTTAACCTTTTCGTCTTGGATTTGCTGTAGGGTCGTTTTCCAGGTTTTGGCCACAGACTTAGCGACATCTGCCGTATTGGCCATTGGGCCTATAAAGAAAACATCGTCTATCTCTTCTACCGTTCCCCTTAGATCGGTCATCTCCTTATTAATCTTTCTTACCTGCTCCCACATATTTCCGAGCTCTTCGTCGGTGAACTTCCTGAATATCGGAGCGGCGCCACGTAACAACACGTTCTCTCCACCAAAATTAATTTTAGTCAAAATTTCGTCCCTTTCTTTTTCGAGTTGGGCTATTCTCCGCTCTGCTCCCTTCTTCTGAGCCCTTAATCTTGCTTCCTCGAGTTCTTGTTCGGCCTTTGTTAGTTCTTTGACTTTGTCGATATTAATAATCAACGCATCGGTCTCCTTGTCTATTCCGTCAACTGCGGACGGAAAGGTCTTGGCGAGCTCGCTTGTTACCCTGTTTAATTTTTCCTGCTCCTTTTTTGTTTTATCCGCCTTAGAAGCGAGTTCATCGTATATTTTAACCAGTTCGTGCGTCTCACTTACCTTCTTTGCGTGTGAATTAAAGTCGGACAATGCACGACCCATGGAATCGACGCTGACTTCTGCGTCCTTATTTTTTTTCGCAAAAGCAACGATTGCGGCGATAAGACCGACAACGGCGGCGGTTGCCACTGCGTACGGATTGGCCAACATTGCGGCCGTCATTCTGTAGAGCGACCTTGTAAATAAATTCGTCGCCATCATCTCCCTTGTTTTGACGGCGACATATGCATTACCGAGTGCAATTTGTGTTTTCGTCGCGGCTATCTCTCCAAATATCGCCTTAATTAACCTGCTTCTCCCGACCGTGTTTATCTCTAGCGCGGAGGTCTCGGCTATCTGTGACGCGGTCAGTGCGTTTTGCGCTATTCTCGCATTGACAATCGCCAACTTATGCGCGACAAGCGATGCAGTAACCGCTGCGATGGCTCTACCGACACTCCTCCAGTTTTGCATCGCGTTCATGAGCATCTTTATCACATCCGTCATTGCGTCATGGACAGTGTCCGTGTTACCAATCTCGTCGTACATGATGCTGACGGCGTCCTTTAGTTTCATCCACTGGCCCTTGAGCGTTTCGGACTGCTTCTCTTGCATATTGTAGAATATGCCACCAGCGCTCGTCATATCCTCGAAAATCTCCTCAATCATCTTAAAAGGAACGGCCCTCTTCGAAATCAACTCAAACACATCAGCTGTCGTAGTCCCCTCTCTTCCGAGTTCTTGGAATTTCTCGGCAAGAAGCTCGACGAGCGGAATACCGGCCTCGGTAAATTGGCGCAACTCCTGGCCGCGAAGGACCGATGCAGCTCGAACCTGGCCGTATGCAAGGATGAGTCGATTCATGTCAACGCCGAGACCTGCGGAAACATCCGCGAGTCGCATTGTTACATCAAACAATTTGTCAGTCTCAATTCTATATGCGGAAAGTTGCTTGGTGTAAGTAACGAGATCCTTGATTTCGAAAGGCGACTTAATAGCAGCCGATTTTATTTGACGGAATAACTGTTCCGCCCTTTCCGTATCCCTGATAATACCACCCAATGCGACGCGCTGCATTTCGAATTCGGCGGTCACATTTCGCACATTGGTTATAAACCTTGTTGACGCATGCAGGGCGAGAAGGCTAGCCGTACTTTTGACAAGCGCACCGAGCCGGCTGTTTGCGGACCCAATGGATGCGTTATACTTTGCGACATATTCGGATCCGCGCCTCCAGCTTTCAGCCATCTCCATAGCCGCTGTTCGTATTTTTGATACGGATACAGCAGCGCGATTTCCGCTGACAGTAATGCGATCGAGCTCGCTTGTCAGCATACCAAGATTAAGTTTTGCTGTTTTTAACTCGGCGTTCGCTTCGGCAATTTTCTTCTCAACATTTGCGTAGTTCAACTTTCCGCCCTTCGAGCCCCTACTTGCCTCAAGCGCATATTTATTTTGTTTTCTCGTCAGTTCGTCAATTTTCGCAGTAAGTTCGGTCACTTTCAGTTTTGCGCGGTCTATATTGACTGCGAAAATTCTCGACATGACAGCTGAGGCGTCATTGACTCCGTTGATTTTATGCTCGAGAGCGCCTACGGCCTGAAGCATGATCTTTTCGGAGTATTTCAGTCCGGTTGTTAAATCGAATCCGCCGGACGCTGCGCGCTTAGAGATTTGTTGGTCTATATCCGCAAGTGCCGTCTTTAATTGCTTTGCGGATAATGTCGAATCGCTTAATATTCTGCTTAACGACATTTTCGACTTCTCGTCGATATGGAGCTGCAGTTGTAGCGCGTTTTTGTCCATGTAATCCTGTAGCGGCTTCATCGCCGTACCTACTCTTTTTGCTGCCTCTTTAAACGCTGCGTCAATATCAATAACGACCGGAATCTCTACTGCCATGGTATTATCCCTCCATTTGTTTTAAAATATGTTCTTGAATCTCCTCTTCCGTTTTCTTGAACTGCGAGAAGCCGAAACCTGCAAGTATTCCCTTCAGTTCTTCCGTCGTCTTCTCCTTGTGCTCCTCTTCCTTTTCGGG